ATTTATAGTTTATAGGTGTAACAACTCCACCATATTTTGAAGCTAAATCTTTTCCTAATTTATCTATTTCCCCCCCAGATTGCTTTGCTTTTTCAATTACATTATCTACATCTTCTTTTTGTACATTTATTTTTGAAGTAGGAGCGCTTACAGTTGTTTCTTTGTCCCCACCACCTTCTGACCTTCTACCACTACCAGGTCCGCCAAAATTAACTTGCTCAAGTATTCTATATACTTGATTCATTAACTCTTGTTCTTTGTTAGGCTTTGTCTTGTAAGTAAACAATCCCTCTACACTAAAGCCTTTGAATTTACCCTCTTTAACATCGTTCCACACCCCTTCGTTGTCTACTTTAAAAGAACCAAACCACGACCCGTCAGGTGCATCTTCAAAACCTTTCATTGGTTGTATGCCTCTGCTTTCGTCTGTAATAAAGCTTTCAAACATAGTAACACCTTCGACTTGTTTGTCAGGAGAGTGCATCAAGTTTACGTTTGATTGGTAGCCTCTTTTGAAAAACTTTTGCGCAATCTTAAAAATAGTATCTTTAGAAAAGACAACATAGTAATCGCCATAAGTAGCATCGCTCCTAAAAATAGGTACGTCAGCAAGCATAAGAGGTCCAGAAATAATACGCTTATCTTCGCTAACCACTTCAAAACGTTGTTGATTTTTAAATGCATTCCAGTTCTTTTGTATAGCAGGTTTGTCAACGAGTGCCACATAATCGACCTCGGCATCGTCATTCATATCCTCGCTAATGTCTAATAAATAAACAGGTAAGTCCATAATGGTAAATATTAATTTTTATAAATTGTTATCATTTAACCGAACCTTGCTCTTTGCTGAATAGCTGCCATACGTTGTTGACTACCCGTTACATCGCTTTCCACTACATAAGCCCTCGTTGTTTGATTTCCTATTGCGTTTATACTTCTATTATCTAAAGTTGTCGTTTGTGCTTGAGGTTGTGGGGGTGCTATTGGTGCTGCTGCTGATATACTTGGCACACTTCCTCCGCCTCCGCCTCCTGGAGTTTTTACTGCTAATATTGACTTAACGTTTTTAAGACCACCTACAACTGCAATACCGGCAGCAATAGCGGCTCTAATAGGAGACGAAGGGTCTCCAGGTATTAGCTGAGAAGTATATGCTTTTTGTGCGCCTAAATAAGTATCAATCGTAGTTGAAGCAATAGCTGCTACTTTTCCTGCCGCAGTATTTTTACCAAGTACATCAGCAATAGTGTTTAATAACTGAGAAGCGATTTCTGCGTTTCTAACTTTAGCTTCTGTCTCTTGCTTATCTATCTCAGTTCTTGCCTTTGCATTAGCATCTATTGCTGCGGTAAATTGCTCTTCTGTTATTAATTTTTTAGCATACGCATCTTTGAGAAGTATATCTTTTTCATTTAATAAATTCTTTTCTATTTCTAAATCAGCATTATTTTTAGCTATTCTTGCATCTAAGTCAGTTATTTCTTTAGCAGCTAATCTTTTATCTTCTGTTAATTGTAATGCATCAAGTGCTTGTTTTTCTTTAGTTGCTAATGCTAATTTTAAAGAACTCTTTTGTTCAGCAGTTAAATTTTCATTAACATCTATATCTAATCTTTGTTGCACATAACTTGCAAGTAATTGTTCTCTTGCCTTTGCGTTTTCGTTTACAATACCTTCTAACTTTGTTTCAAGAGTAATTTTATTTAATTCTTTTTGAAATGCAGCCTCTTTTTCTTTTGCCTCTTTATCATTTTTATCTTTTAAATCTTTTGCTTCTTTAGTATATTTATCTAATACAACTTGTCTTTCTTTTTGTTCTGCTGCTGCTAAATCTCCATTGTCTTTTACTCCTGCTAATTCTAACTTCTTTTTCTTTTCAGCATATGCTTGTGTTATATTTAATAACTCTTGTTCTTGTTCTGTTTTTAATTTTTTATTAGCTTCTGCTAAAATTGCTTGTGCATCTTTTTCAGCTTCCTCTTTTTGTTTTCTTATTGCCTGAGCATCTGACGCTCCTTGCTTATCTAAATTTTGTAAACCTATTTGAGCAGTTGCTCTACCTTCTTTTAATTTTTCTAAAGTAGCTTCTGCTTCTTTAATTGTAGCGTCACCATCTTTTGCAGTTTGTGCAGGGTCAAACGCAAACTTTGCAAGACCACCTGTATATTTATCAAGCAATCCATAATTTTTACCCAATGCCGTACCGAGTGCGTCTGCTGCTGCAAGTACCGCAGTTACTGGTAATGATAAAAGGTTTAAAAGACCTTTTGTAAATTCAAAGTTTCTTTGTGCTGCTGCTACTTGAGCCGCCTTTGTATTCTTTGCATTTTGTATGCTAATTATAGCATCTTTAATAGTTTGGTCAGTTTGCTTTATCTTTAAATTTAAAATATCCCTTTCGCTTTTGCCTTGAAGTCTTAGCTGATTAGACTGCCCATCTATTGCACTTAACTTTTCTTGTTGAGCCTTTAAATTATCATTTGTACTTTGGTTTAGTTTCTTTTGCTCATCACTAACTCCGCTTACTACTTCCTTAATGTCATCCCAATAAGCATAGATTGCACCTAAAGCAACTACTATAAGTCCTATACCTGTAGAACCAATAGCAGTTTTGATTGCTTTAAAACCATTTACGGCTACAGTTTTTACATTATTAAACGCATCGCCTAAGTCCCCTAATTGTTCAAGTCCTTGAGATAGTGCAAGTGCTGATTGTACTTTAAGCAATGTTTTTTCAAAATCTTTACCTTCTACACCAACTAAACCTAATGCTCCTTGTACTGCAGAGAAGCCACCGGCAACTGCTCCAAGTGTTTGTGAAAACGCTTTAAACTTTGTATCTGGGTTAAAGGCATCAATCAATGCTTTAGAGTCTCCGATTTGGTCTTTAAGTTCTGCTGCTTTTTTTGCTGCGTTTACGGCTTGCTCAGACGTTGCGCCAAACTTATCAGACAATTCTTGTACTTCAGCGGTCGCTTCTTTTAACTGCTTTTTTAAAGAGCCTAAAGCTTGGTCTTGGTTACCGCCTACTGTTATATTTATACCTACGTTCTCTTCTGCCATAACTTATATTATTGGGTATCGTGTATTAATTACTTTTAAAAATGATAGTTTAGTTGTGTTGTATTCCATTGGGTTAAAGTTCTCGACCTTATTAAGCCTAAACAATACCCCGTCTATATAAACATACTTGCTAAAATCTAAATTGAAAATGTCTACTATGTCTAATAAACCAAAGCAACTTAATAGTTTACTATCCTTGTTTGTAATCTCTGCAAGGTAAGGGCTATGAAATTCGTTAAACACATTAAACTCTGTAAAGTTAGAAGGTGCAAATTGTACTTCTTTAGGTGCGCCAAAGTTAATGTCGCTTGTAGAATTGATTGGGTCGTTTAAATGTCCTGCATAACCATAACTTGTAAAGCTACCTAATACAGTACTTGTATTTAAAATGTTCCAACTTGTTACGCTTGTAATCTTCTTTGTCTGCATTATACGAATGATGCTATCCATTCTGTCCTCAGCACTATTTGTGTTTGACTTCTTATAGATTGCAGGAAACACTTTGTCTTGTCCTGTTGCTTGGTAAAGTACAGATGCCGCAAATATAACTTCTAAATTATCGGTTTCTTTTACAAAGTCAAATTCAGTATCGTATATAAAATCGCCATAACCTTCTGTGTACTTCTTGCGATAGTTTTCGTTATAGAAGTCATTGTCTTGTTTGAACTTATAATTATAGTAACGAGCATTAATCTCACTCATTGGCTTAATGCTTAAAGGCTTTGATCTATCTATTTTATTAGTCCAATCTTCTGCGTTAGCTGATGTAGTAGGATAGAAGTCCACAAACGGACTAATAACCAGTTCTTTGTCGTTAAACTTATTCTCATAAACGTAAAGATTAAATAATTTAACTATGCTCAAAAAGAAATCTCTTTGGAATATACCTCTTGGAATAGTCTCGTTTACTTTGATGCCTTCGCCTAAGTTAATCTGTACTTGTGTAGGTGTAGTAGTAGTTATATAAGTCCTTCCATAATCTATATCAACTGTCATTAAACTTGCTACTAAACGAACATAAAAAGTATCTGTATTATTGAATGTAATATTATCAACTTGTATAGAAGAACTAATAATATTATTAACACTTGCATCGAAATCTTCTCTGCCTATTTGCGCTCCGTTTTTATATAATACAACAGAAATATTAGGTCTTGTAGCATCAAAATATGTAACAATAAAATTAAGAGATATAGCCATATTTGTTGTAAGGCTCGTTCCACTTGTATAAGTAAATATATCTCCTGCAACATTAGGACTAAAGCTACCAGCAGTTATTATAGTATATTTTACGTTTCTGCTACCTGTTAGATTAACTGTTTCTATATTAGCACTTGCACTAAAGCTTGTATTATTTAGAGCAGTAATTGTAGTTTGATTATGCGGTATAATAAGCCTTGTAAATAAAGGCGTGTCAAAGAACGAGCAATCAAATGTATAATCTGTACCTGCAAATATCTTATCTATATATTCCTTTACATACAAAGCAGGTCTAAAGGTTGTGTATTGAAAGTCCTTTTTAGCTACTCCGTATGTACCCGTGCTAACACTTCCGTAATCAATAAGCGGATAGTAATACCCAGAACCCCCTACGTTATCCCAACTCGCACTAATATTAGCTACGCTATAAGTATGGTCGTATGCGCTAAAATCTAAATCTTCTAAACGCTTATTTCCTAATTGGTTAATAAAACCGCCAAGTTCCCCAAACACGCTACATTGGTATTCAATAGTTTCTTTGTCGATAACTATTTCCAATATTCGTAAAGTACCCTTAAATATCTGTACTTTATCAATAAAGATTTTGCAGTTTGCTTGTTTAGTTACGTTATAGTTATAGCCTACATTCGGAAGCGTGTTGTCTGTGAAGTTAGCATTGTTAAGTTCAAAGATGTAACCAAAAATTAAGTTATTATTTGCCGTTCCTGGTATGCTAATTGTTTTGCTAAAAGAAGTATTGCGACTACCGAACTCACTTACATCGTCAATGGCATAAGTAAACTCAGTAGATATATCTTGCAATAGATCAATCTTCTCGTTTTCTATGTATATCTCTGTGCTAATCATTATCTGAATTGGCTTGTTAAGTATTTACCCACTTCGACCTCAATCTCAAAGTTAAACAATCCGTCTGCACTATCTAACTTATAAGCGTAATTGCTTGTGCTTATGGTAACAGGGAAGTAAGCACCAAGAACCTCCATATATACAATAGGGCTTGATACGAGTTGAGATAGCCACGAATAATCTTGTTCGCTAACCCAATCGCTAATAAGCTTATATTTATCTTTATGCTGAATAGCATAGTTAAAAGTCGTTTCGTTATATCTGTTATATCCATCTATGTTTGTCATTTGCCCATCTACAAGCTGATAATCGCTTCGCCTGTATGATGCCCTTTGGTATTCGCTTGACCTTCTATTAACGAGGGCAAACTTCTTTGTGTCCCAACCGCCAAGCCTATTCAGGAACTCAAGGTTAAATTGCTGGTATTTAGGATAGCACTTATGTCTTATCTTAATTACCCTTGTTTGTGCTGCGCCTCTTTTTAAATAGAAGTTATAGCCGTATGTATCTTCGGTAATTATTGTTCCAGAAGCAAATGCGTTTATGTGTCCTGCTTGTAAGTTAAACATATTAAATTCTCCGCCTAATGTTATGTTACCCGATACAGTACTTGTAACCACATCGCCTTGCCCTAACACTTCTACCCAAGCTGAGTAACCGCCTAATGCTATTCGCAGGAACGTGATGTAAAAGTTATCTCCGTACTCAAGCGTAATATCGTCCGTGTCCCTTTCGGTTAAAAAGTCATCGGTAAAGTTTTCCAATAGTAAATTATCGTAATAGTCGGATAGCACCAAAGGTGTATTGTTCTTTGTCAGAAACACATCGGCAAACAATGGCGGCACGAAGTTGTAGGCTGAGAAGTTACCAGATGCTAAGTTAGTAGTTGTAATACCGCTAACCTCTTCGCCTATCCTTAGTTGGTAATCTACTTTAATCTTGTCGTTTGATGCTACAAGTATTGAACTACCTGAAGGCTCAAAGTAATTAGTTACAAAACTTCTAACCATTGGAGATGCGTTAAACACCCCATAGCTACCCTCTGCACTTGGCGAAGGAAATACCTTTGATCTAATTACTTGGCTGCCGTTTATATATACATCGTAGACAAACTTAAAGTTTGTAGTTCCGCTATTAGTAGAACTTGATACGAACCACAGGTTATCGTGCATTGACGAATAGGGTGCAGGGCTACTTGTTACTGTTATTGCCATTTTTACTTTCGTTAATTGTTTGCTTTATTTGTATCTGCACATCGCCACCTACTGCGACTGCTATGCTTTCAATAAATTCTTTATTAAATATTTGTGCTACTGCTTTGTCAAAGTAGTGCGTTGACCTAAGTCCTTTAGTGTGTATGCTTCTTGCTATCGCCCAAGCCAAAGACTTCTTGCCTTGTATTGCTTTGCTCTCTGCTCCAAGCTTTGTGTACTTTTTAACCGATACCGATTTTAACTTATTGTAACTAAGCCATTTTTCTATTGAACTTACCGGTACTGCTTTTTTACTTGTCTTGAATGAATAGGGTGTTTTGCCGTCTGCCTTTGTGTTCTTTGTACCCTTTACCCCTTTGTTTACAAAGTCATAGTATTTAGATGCCTCGCTTCCTTGTGCATATCCAACACTTAAAATATATCCTGTGCCAAATTTTGTAATGATTGGCAAAGCAGGTTCTGCTAATCTGCCAGAACTTGTAATATTTTCCTTATCAAGTATTTCGGTAATTCTATCGTTAAAGGCTTGACCATACTTAGCAAGTGTTTCCTCTAATATAGGTAAATCTCCATCTTTGTACTTATCAAAGCTACCGCCTAGGCTTTGTATAAAGTTATCCCTTAATGCTTGTATTTGTGCTTTATCTATACTCACGCTAATAAATATAAGGAAGGTCTAAAAATAACTAACCCCACCAAAATTGGCAGGGCTTGTCTGGGGCTATCTTAATTTCCTATGTTGCTCTTTATCGTAATCGGCTTTAGCCTTTAGATAGGATAGTGTATTTAAGTAGTGTATTGTTCTTAACTCATAAGCTTCGTCAACTGTAATATTTTCTTGGTCGGCAACAGATTTGGTACAATATTGCCATCCAAAGTCTCGCATAAAGTTTGAACCACCTTTAGTGCCGTCTCCGTATCCATCCCCTTCGCTATCATTTCTTGTATCAAATAACCCTGAGAAACTTCTATCCAGTTTCTGTAAACTTGATAAAAAAAAACAACCGATTGGTATATGTGCATAAACTTTGCACCTTGTAAGTCCTCAGCATATATGCTATGCTTTGAGGCATCGTACTTGTCATCTACCCATTTTCCGTACCAATTTTTGCGTTGAGGCATAACCATTGAAGCTGCTAACTTGTGCAGGTTACCTACTAAGTCCGTGCTAAATACTTTAGTTTCTATGTATCTAGCTGCTTTGATCTGCTGCACATCATAAATAAACCTATAGCGTTTGCCGTTTACTTCCGTGTACTTAACAGGCTTACCTTCAATCTTATCGTCTAAGAAGCCTAAGGTTGCCTTCATTTTATTAAACTCCCCTACGCTAAGGCTATCGACTTGCGTGTCTGTAATGTTGTATAAAATGCCTACAAGCTTACTTTCAACATCAAGCGTTGTCCAATCCTTCTCGGGCTTAGTTACTATTGGATAAATCTGTTGGTACTGCCATACTGTTAATTCGTTCCAAGTCATTGCTTATCTTTTTTATCTTGTTCTAACATCTTGTTGCTTTGATCTATTAACCTTACCCATACTATTGAAATTATGGTTGCAAAGAATACAGAGCATAAAATACCTACTATCATTTTGTCTGGTTGTATACGTCTCTAATTTCTATAATCATTAAAATTAGTATAATAACTCCAATTATTGTTATAATCATTTGTTTTATTTTAGTGATACGGCTACTGATGTTGTGCTGCTTTTGGCAGGTGGGTAAACTTTTGTTACCTCGCCAGTAACCCCGTTAATAATATCAAGTCCTTGATGCGGAACTTTTTTAAGGAACTCTTCCATATCCTTTTTGGCTTTAGCTGCGCTATTGTACTCGGTCATAATTTCCTCGTAAGCAGGACTTTCGCATTTAGTATAGTCGTACTTCACTCCGACCTCACGAATGTTAAACTTAGCACTCATATACTCAAAGTCCTTGCCATTAAGTACGGCTGCTTGTAATACTGCATCTTTATAGTCCTTGTTTGCCTTTAGTGTTTCAAGCATATCCTCTAAAGCTTTAACCTGAAGATGTGTTTTTAACGGGTCTAACTCCCCATTGTTTAAGCGTTCAATTAATTGATAGGTAAACTCAGTCCTTTGTTCTTTTGTTGTTTCAAAGATTTGTTGTAATTCCATTTGTTTAGTTTTTAAAGATGTTTAGTTTTTGTATTATAGCCATTATCAATAAGCCAATATAAGCTAAGATGCCAATAGTAAAAAAAGCTATTTTGAATTTAAGTGCTTGTAAACGATTGTCTTTACTATCTTCTTTAGTAGTTCCCATATTGTAATTATTAATATAATAGTCATAGGTTATTTGTTTTTAATCAATAAAGTTTAATTCTACTATATCAAAAGTATCTTGACTATCTAATTGTTCAATATACTTTTCAGCATCCATTCTATTTTTAAATACATAAGAATTATTAAAATAATATCCTTCATTTTTACTGCAAGATACTACTACATAACATTTACAATCTTCATTATTGTTTTTAGTTGCAATAAGTGTATAGCTTGGAAATACATTTAATTCTGTTTTCATAGGTTATTTGTTTTGGTTATAGGTTTGGTTATAGTATTTTTCTGGTGTTTTAAAATCACCTAATCCTTCACAATACTCTTCATACCATTCATTTGCAAAACTTATAGTTTGCTCTTTTTCTTTTTCAAGCAGTTTTTTAGCTTTATCCATAATTGTTAAATTTACATATGGGGTATTATTAGTGCTTTCTATAAATTCAATTAATTCTTGCATTGCGGTTTTCATAGGTTAATTTGTTTTTGGAGTCCATACACCAGTTGTTGTTACTTGACTTTTAATAGGGTCTACTTTTATACTATTAATGTAGTTTTTAAGTAATTTATTTTGGTTATAGGTTGCTTCAAATCTATCTTGTGGTAAAATACTTTTAAAGTCCCTACATTCATACCCAAAGTTTATCATCTGCTCTCTTTCTTTCTCAAGAAACTTATCTTCAAGTATAATTGCTGAGGCTTCTAAATTGAATGATTTTAAATATTCAATTGCTTGTTGCATTGTTGTTTTCATAGGTTATTTGTTTTGGTTATAGGTTTGGTTGTAGTATTTTTCTGCATCTTCATTTGAATACATAAATGGACAATCATTACATCTACCTTGTCTATTAGCATCTATTATCTGCTCTTTTTCTTTTTCAAGTAATATTTCAGCGTGAAATTTTATCCATTCAAAATTTATTTTATAATCATCTTCTGAGTTTTTAATTGAATAATCTAATTTTTCAATTAATTCTTGCATTGCTGTTTTCATAGATTATTTGTTTTAATTTTTTTAATAAAGTAGAAAGTTAATTTAATTTATTTAATTAATATTAAGTATAAATACTAAATTTTTAAATTGGAATTATATTTCTAATTTGATTGAATAATTGTTTTTAAATAGCTTGTTTTTAAATAATTAGAATTATGTTTCTAATTTTATATCGTTTCTGGTTTGTAGGTTATTTTTTTAATTAGTCCATCCACTTACCGTGAGTTCTTAGATGCCAAAATCTATGTTTTAATACTTCAATAATTAAGGAAAAAAATGTGTTAGCTTCGTAAGTACCTGCATTGCAGATTAGTTTAAATTTTGGTTTCATTTGTTTATTCTGTTTCGTTAAATGCTTTTATTACCTGTGGATTTGTGCTTAACTGGTCATATATGTACTCATACCTTTGATTTTGGTACTTTAATGGCATAATCTCATCATATAAGCTATCTGCCCTAAATTGTATCGCAGCCAATTCAAGCTTCATTTTATTCCTTTGAACTGAGATGTAATAAGCAAATACTAAAGTTATTGCTAAAGGTATAATTAATTTTCTCATATTGTTTCAGGCTTATAATTCTCAATGTCAAAAAAGCCGATTTCTGACTTATGTTCTGGTTTCCTTAATCTACGCTTAGAAGGTTCATACCCTTTGCTCTGGCAGTAGGTAAGTATCTCTAAGTATGTCGCATTGATGTTAGACATCATTATACTAATAGGCTCACTTGCGTAATACTTGTCTATGTATTCTTTTGTGCTTTGTGTCATTGTTTAGGGTTATAAGGTAATCAAATGTAGCTGCCATTGCAAAGCCTGTTGCAATTAGCAGAAGGCAGATAGCGTAAATCATTTTGAGTAGATGTCTTGAAGTTGCCCTATGAGGTAACAAGCTACTAAAAATACTGCTAAAAGTTGTGCGGTTTCTTTTTTCATTGTGTTTGTGTTTTGATTAAATAATAACCAAATATACAAGTTTTACACAATCCACCAAATTTATTTTTGTAACCTTGTTGCAATTATAGGAAGGCATACCTACCCGTACCTCGTTTAAGGCTAAAGTTCTGCCAAGCCAAAGCCAACCCCACAACTGCGTCATCGTGAAAGCCTGAAGGTGCTGAGTACTTTACCCCCGTTGCCGTGTATTGATACTCAAATACTTCTAACTCCTGGCTGATTATTCCCTCAGGGTAACCAATCTTGCCTTGATGTATGGCAGCCTGTAAGCCTTCCATAAGCTGCTGCTTACTTGAACTTGTAAACTTTAAGCCTTGTATCATTACCCCTTCTCTTTGTAGGTCTTCAAGTATCGGGTCTCCAACCCCCGTAGAATCGACAAGGATAGGGCATTTAGGCAGCCTAAGGATAGTTTGCTTAGTATTGTGCCAATCCATTTGAAAGCGGTCAAAATAAGCCACATTCCCGTCTTCGTCTAAACCTATGATAACTGTCCAATCGACCGACTTGGCTAGATCAATTCCATAAGCCACTACCGGCATAGTTGTAACAGGGTGTAAGCACTTGCGTATGTGTTGGCTACCAAAAGGGTTTGCCGCGTTCTCAGCCGGGTTTGCCATATACTCCTGCTCAAACACAACTTCGGGCAGTTGCTTCCTTGCATCGTCTATTTCGTTAGGGTCTATGTAAGGGTTATCGTATGTCGTAAACTTAAAGCTTTGCCAATCGGGTTCGGCTTTGCTGAACAAACTAAAGAAGTAGTTTTTACCTTTAGGGGTGCTTAAGAATATAGCTTTACCCTTATAGTCCGTTAAGGTAGGTCTTATTGAATTAAGCCACCCGTCTTCTAAGTTAGGTATGTAAGACGCTTCGTCTATTACTGCCAAGTGAAACTTTAAACCACGAAGATTATCTAACCTTTCGCCTGTAAAGAAACGTATGCTGCCACCCGTTATAAAAGTTATAACCAGGTCGCTTTCATTTTTAGAGTATATCTCTAAAGGTAATAGGTCTATAATATCTTTAAAGAATATTTTACCTAATTGGTAAGTAGGTGTAATGTAAGCTACTCGCTTTTTATTTACTGCCGTGTCTATGCTAATCGTTTGGCTAATCAAGGACTTGCCAAATCTTCTCCCTGCCATCATTACAATAAACCTACTATCGCAGTCAATTACTTGCTTTTGCGCAGGGTGTGGGTTATGTAATTTCAAGCCTACTGTCTGCATTACTTATCGTAAGTTATTTTAATCTCACTTACTTCGTGTTTGTTCTCGGACTTTTCTACTAAGCTATTCAATCGCTGAGTTATGCTTGGATTATATACCCCTGCCATACCCCCTTCGATTTGGTCTTGCCTAATTGATTTCCTAATACGCGAACAGATAGTTAAAAAATCTGCGTAAGCATTATTTGTATTAGCAAAGTAATGACTTAAATCGCCTATAACTCCTTGATTATAACAATAATTCTCAAAGCCTTCTATCGTCAAAGGTCGCTCTCTTAATCTGTAAACTTCGTCTCCATCTTTACCTACGAAGTCGTGTACTTTAATTGGATTGCTTTTACAATGTTCTGCGTACTCGGTAAAGTATTGAAGCATTAACTCTGGTGTCTCTATAAGTTTAAACCTACCCATCTATTTTATTTTTATAGTGTATACATATCCTTTCCATTACAGATAAATAATATGTGTTAAAATCTTTGTACCCTTCGTTATCTTGTTCGTATCTTCTGTATAAGATGCCTCTAAGTCTTTGACTTGGTGTCTTAAATGTGTCTACGTCTGCTTTTAAGTTTTCTACTATGTCTTGCTCTTCTTTGCTAAAAGGCTCTTCTTTGATTGCTAAGTAGCAGAACTGTTGGTTAAGCTGAAAAATGTCGGCTGCATCTTTAGGACTAAGTTCTTGCGTTGCTATTGTAAGCTTGATTGTTTTGTCTTTGCGTGATGCTATGCTTTCAATTTGGCTTGATAGTATTATCATAGTATGCCGTTGATTATATCGTTTGCTTCGTCTATTGCGTCCTCTTGGTCTAAGTAGCTATCTACGTCTGCTATGTGCTTATTGATTAAAGTTTCTGCCATTGAGTAGGTGTAGTGTCCTATTGTGGTCATATCGTCTCCGTCTTTACCTGTTTTACATACCGCAAGGAAGTAAACTTTGTGAGTTAGGAGTAGCCAAATAGCGTTTAGTTTTCTCATCTGCCTTGTCCTTTGTATGCTTTTTCTCTTGGCGTGTGCTTATTAAAGGACTTCTTTGCAGAGCCTCTTTTGCGTTTGCCAAAGCTAACTTTGTTATTGTTCTCTTTAATCTTTGCCATAATTCTTTGCGTGTATATCTTTTAAAAACTCTTTATATTGTTTCTTGTCTCCGTACTTAATATGGCATTCACGACAACAAGCCATAAGGTTTTCTATTACATCTGCGTTCTTATTGCCTCCCATTCCTCTCGCCTCAATATGATGTATGTCAACCCCAACACCACCACAAACCTCACAAGGAACAAACGATGTAGCGTCATAGCCCATTCCTTGTAAGTAAATTTGTGTGTGTTTTTTCATACTTTCCCATTAAATAATTCTTTTGTTAAAAAATAATTTAAGTATGAAATATTTTACCAATGCCACTAAGTTCTTTAATCACATCTGGGTTATTATCTTTATGTACTTTTATTCCTAAACTTTTGATTTTATCTACTTTAGCTTTATTGCTACCGGTTGCGTAAACCCTTCCTTTAGGTATTCCTAATGTTGATGCCGTAGATAACATTCCGTCTACGCTTTGCCTTGCTGAAATTATATAAACTATCTTACCGGCTCTCACATCACTTTCTGCTTGTGCTTTACCTTTGTCTGTACTTAGTACATCGTCATAGTCATAGCTTACTTTTTCAGCAGCATAAGCACCACTTGCCAGGATTGCTTGCCATACTTTAGTCGCTTTCTCCTGAGTGTCATATACGCACCCACCATTTCCGATGCGCCATTTCCCGTTTGAGCATTTTATTACTGGCATAGTTTACTATAAATATACTTTCGGTCTAAATTTATCTCGTCAAAGTTATACTTCTTTTCGCAGAACTCAAATAGCTTTTGTCCGCTTTCCTTTCTCATATCCGCATCATTGACCAAATTTCTTATATGTATGTTCCAATCCTTCTGGCTTTTTACATAGTGTACCGGCATATCTAAGTAAGGATTAACCATACTTACAATGGCAGGGTTCTTTTTAGCAGCCGTTTCTAATACCTTTAAATTTGACTTCATAGCGTTGAACTTGTTATCTACCAAAGGGATAACTGAAATGTCTGAGTCCGTATATGCTCCCATATATTCCGTAACCCTTGCATAATTATAAATCGTAGGGTTAAGCTTTAGTCCGCAAGTAAAGGCGTCAATCATTTTATCCCAGATAGGTTTCTCTGCATCGTTGTAACCTGCTATCACAGTTCTTATATTCATACCTTGTAACCTTTTAAACGGCTGCCTAAGTATTTCAATATCCCTTTCGTGCGTTCCGCTACCTGACCAAAACAATCTTACTTTGTAATCTTCGGTCTTATTATCCTGGAACTGCTCTTGCCCATAAGGTAAAGCGTTTGGTAATATGTGAACGTTCTTATTGTAAAGGCTTATCTCTGCTGCTAACCTTTCGTGTGTGGTTGTGCAAAGGTCTGCAATCTCTAAGTAATCGGTAATCTGTTTGCCGATGTTATTGTATTTGTATCGGTAATATAACAAATGGCTTTCGCTAAGTTCCCAATGGTCATCGTTATCGACTACTAACTTAAAGCCGTACTTAGTGCGCCAAGTGTCCATTTGCTTTGCATCAATCTCGTTAAGCATTCTATTCATTAACACAATGTCCCAACCCTGCTCAAGTAGTTCGTCATTCAATACATCGGTTATAAGTGCGTACTCTTTTTCTAAGTGTACTATCGGCATCATTATTCTATGCAGTCCTACGCCTGAGTTGGCTGAAGTTATACAAAGTATTCGCATCTTACATTCTTTTGGTTGTGATATATATCTTGGTATTTTTCCCAGACGCTTTGCGCCCTTTGTAAACTTTCGTCCTTCATTCGTCTGTAATCTGTTCCGTTGCCTACATCGTGTCCTATGTGTTCCGACCTCATATCCGGTAGGTAGTAATTAGTAAAGCCTGATATTGTTGCACGTTCCCCATAATCTCTGTCCTGCATTCCGTAAGGGTCATAGGCTTCATTGTAACCGCCAACCGCATCTATAAGTTCACGAGTGATAAAGTTATCTCCAAAGGGTGTGTGTGTTTTATGTACCCCGTCTACTATTGGTGGCAAATCTTCTACGCAATGTATTCCTATTATGCCTGTCTTCTCTATTCGTTGTGCAAACAAAACAAACTTAGCTAACCAATCTTGCGGCAATAAAATATCATTAGCTAATAAACAAACCGCATCATAATTCTGAGTTATCCTAAGTCCTGCGTTTACTCCGGCTGCTATGCCCCTCTTTTCTTTTGATAAGTCATAACCGGCAAAAGAGTAGTTAAAGTTTTCGTGTGTGTCGCTGCCGTTATCTATTAAGAAGCAGTCCGCATTGTAACCAGAGTTAAAAAAGTTTTGCTTAATTACACGCTGAGTTAAGTCGTGTCTGTTTTGTGCAAGTAATAAAATAGCTACTTTCATTATCTTATGTTTGAGCCTATTTCCCTTGCCGGTACTCCTGCATATTTAGTATTTGGTTTTGCATCTCCTTTTACAAAGGCACTTGCCCCCACCATACAATTCTCTCCTACGTTTGCAAACTGGTGTAGAACTGCATTAAGTCCTATGTTAGCACCTTTATCTACAATAGAATGCCCACCTATTTTTGCTCCGCAGCTAATTGTTACATTGTCTAAGATTGTGCAATCGTGTCCGATGTGTGCGTGTTTCATTATAAAACAATTATTGCCTATAAAGGTATCAATCTCAGTTCCGGCATCTATTGTTACAAGTCCTGTAATAACATTGTTATCGCCTATGTAAACTTTGCCCTTTTTTTTATTCCAAAACTTCTTATGTTCAGCAGGGTCTCCGATAATACAATAAGCACCAATGTAGTTTCCGTCTCCAATAATTACGTTATCGCCAATAATAGCGGTAGGGTGGATAAAGTTAGCCATTCTTTTTTTTATTTTTAGGTTGTAAATCGTACCATTCGTAAAGCCTTTTAATCATATCAAATATACAATGGCTGCACCATACTGTTAATATGAAATCTGGACTCATATACTTTCGATAAATATGCTCGTACATTTTTAAGATGTCTAAATCTATATTTCTTACATATCCGTTCTGCACCATTTCGTAGTTACTTCTGTAATGGTCTAAATAATTTCTGTGTTCTATTTCCATAAGTTCCACATTAGTTTAGATAATAAAGGTGCTAATACTCCTGGTATAAATACAAACGCAAATACATCGGTACATATTGCAGGTAGTAAATATAAAATTAATCCTACCCAAGCTGCTAAACAACTGGTGCAACTAAAAGGCTTGTAATCTAAATACCATTTTCTATGAAATTGGTGTATCTCTACAAAGAATATTGCAAAGCATACTGCTGCGATAATTATCATTTGCGTAATTGTTTTTTAAGTTCTCGTTTAGTTAATTTAAGTTCCCTGTGTACTGACATATAAGGTATGCCTGTAACTCTGCTAAGTTCTTTAGCGTTGCAGTTATGGTTAATAGCATACACTCTTAAAAGTTCTGCTTTGTACCAGTGCATCTTGGATAGTTCGTCTTCTACTTTGTTAAGTAAATCTTCGTCTCTGTCGTGTACTATTAATTCAACCTCTAAAGGTTTTCTGTATGTCCTATAAAATTGGCTTGTATTACTTTGCATCATATTAATCATAGTCCTAACTAAGTAGAACTTTAATACGTTACGGGTGCGCATATCAATTAATCGTTCCTCGTCCATTTCACATAGCACTTTAAATAGTTCGCTTCTTAAATCGTCTCTTAAATCTTCAGGCTGCATTTTATCTATTGCTTCCTTTAGTTCTCGGCTTTCCCAAAGTTCTAATATGATGCTATTCTTGTTCATAGTCCTTTAAGATTAGTTTGCCGTTCTCTTCGGTAGCTATGTAACAAAAACAATTTGCCGTCTTTGCTAAGTTTAAAAATGCTATTTGATAGCTGCTTAACTTATCGCCTATGGCTTTTGTCTCGCAGTAAACCGCTACTCCTGTTTGTGTGTGAAAGCCTACTACATCTGGAACTCCCTTTAAGCCTATGAAGGTTCTGCCCCTAACCGCTAAATTGTTATTGCGCCATACAAAGCACCCGTTTTTATTTAGGGTTTGGATTGCTTCTTTGGTTAATTCGTTTGCGGTCATAATACAAAACTATATTAAGAAAACGATACTTTGCCAATTTTTATTTGGTCCTCAAAAAATAAAGCTACTGCAACTGCTCGAGCCTGGTTCTTTAACCATTGCTCAGTCCATTCGTCTCTGTACTGCTTTGCGGTTGCGAAGTCCATTTTACTTGCCTTAAAAGTTATTATTTCCATAAGTTTCTTTTTGGCGATAGCCCCATCTTCTTTTGTCCATACCTTAATGCCGGAAGTATTAAGCTTTGTAAATACTGATAAAGGGTTAAATACTCTGTCAAAAGTTCTATTTTCTAGAACCTTATATTCTTGATAACTGTAATCAATTATCTTTAAATCAGTTAAGTGTGGTATTGCTTCTACTCGTTCTTGTGGCATCATTTTTCTAACTTCGTTTGCTTTTTTCTTGTACCTATCCATAACTTGACTAAAGTATGCAGGGCTGAAGTTCTGGTAGTGGTCTATAAAGTCATTAGCTACCATTTGCTTAAACGCTACTTTCACTTCGTTTATTGTAAAGTTCCCGTATTCAGTCCTAACCCAATCTTCAAGGATTGCTAACTTAACTTCTCCAGGATTGTTAATACCCACAAGCTGCATAAGATAAACAAGGTTCTGTTTAAATATGGTAGAGTTCAGGTTCCGTACCCGTTCCCCCGAAAAGCTTTGCATAATCTCCTGCTCCATAGGTAGTAGAGTGGATATAGTTGTAATTGGCAAGGTTGTCGAGTTCGTGCTTATTAAGTTTTGGCTTATTGTTTGTAGTTCCTTTTGCATATTGTTTAGTGTTTGTTATCCAATTATTTGCGGCTGCTCCCCAACTTTTCATAGGGTTCTTACCTACTTTCCATCCATTGCTTTCGTAGTAATTTACAAACTTCTCGGCTTCAATCTTTGCTTGATCTGTTCCTATCCGAATTGCCATATATTCGTAAACCTGGTCAAATGTACACTTACTTTTATTTATAATTATATCTTCATTTTCATTTTCATTTACATCTTCCATAAGGTTATCTTTAGGTAAACCTAATGGTTTTGTATTATTTTTAGGTCTACCACCCTTAGAGCCATTGTTTCTACGGCTTTCAGTAAATTGAATGCGTTTTTCAATCTCTTCACTTAGCCGTTCATTGTAAAAATTTCCTTGTTTGTCTTTTGTAAACTTGCTCAAAACATCAACCGAAACAGAACCTAAGCATAACCTAATGGTTTTGTCTGTAAGCCTTCCTTTTTGGTGTTGTAAACATAAGAGAGTAATAAATTGTCCTCTCTCTTCCATTGTTAAGTCAGCTACTCCATTTAGAAAGTCGCTGCTATAAAATAGGAATGCAGGGTCTTTTGCCATAATAAAAATAAAAAAGCCCCCAATAGAGTCCAGCTATCAGGGGCTATTATTTAACCACTAAACACATTATCGTCTGGACTTCCGTTAATGTATCTTTTATTTATGCTGCGAATATACACTAAATTTCTTTAAGTTCCAATTTTAAACAAAGTTTTTTTAGCTTGGTTTTAAACCAGTCCTCAGTTTCTATTAGGTTATTTGCTTGTTTAATGTTATGGATAGCAGTCGTATGGTCGCTTGTTCCTGTGTATTGGCTTATCTCCTTAAGGCTTAATTTGGTGTACCGCCTTAGTAAGTAAGCCGCAGCTTTGCGTCCAAACGTTGTTTTCAAACTTCTATCCTTAACCAGAACATCGCACTCAAACTCTTGATCTACCAATTTAACAATAGTTCTCGCGCCAATGTCTAACCCAAGAGGCTCGTTATCTTCTATGCCTAATAAACCTAATTGCATCATCATTTCGTGTAGCTGTAAATGTGTGTTACGTTGCACAAAATACAAGTCCTTTAACTGTCTAATTGATATATCTCTTTTTCTCGTTAGCATAATTAAAACGGCAATCCTTCCGTATCTTCTTTTGGTTTAAAATCATTTACATAAATTTTGTAATCTGGTTGCTTGTCCTCTGTCTTGTAAGAATTAACCCACATTGAGTATTTAACATTTTCAATAGTAAAATTAATTACCTCTCCTTTAGCAGTTGTCTTTTTCCAAGCACCTGCACTCCATTTTTTCTCTGTCATTTTATTTGATTTTAATTGAATATTTAGCTACTAATTTACTTTGTTTTTTTGTACCTACGTTAATTAGTTCCGTTTGTACTTTGTAGCCTTTGCGTTTTAATTCAAACACTACGGCTGCAAGTCGAAGGCTATTGTACTTCGTTAATGCCTGGATCGGTGTCAAGGTTTTGCCCGAAAGCAAGTGGTTCAAGATTTGTTGTTTCTGTGTCATTGTTATTGATATGGGTTAAAAATACTGGTTTGTCTAAAATGGTTTGATACTTTTCTATGAATGTTAATAAGTCAGCGTATGCCTCTTCGTTATACCAAGCGTAGTGGTATACTTCTGCCAGGAGCATCTGCCTTTCAAATGGTAGCAAGTCTCTCATTAGCTTTTCTTTATTGTTTCTTTAATCTTGTTAAACTCGTCTAAGGTCTTGATAGCATTGATTTTCAAAGCAGCCTTTACTTTTTGATCTTCAGTAAACTTTGTCTTATCAAGTGCTTCAATTAAGAATGCCTTTTGTCCTTCGCTTACTTCGTCTTTATGTTCGTTAGTAGCATCTGCATCTTTGGTATCGTCTATTGCAAAGAGTCCGTTAAGGGCGTACTTCCTGGCGTAGCTACTTGCTGCTCCGGTAATCTGTGAAGCGTCCATACCTTTTTTGTTTTCCTCTTCACGCGCTAACCCTGTGCAAGTAATGTTATCTTCTAAGTTACTTAGACAAGCAGTAGCCTTTACATAAACCCTGCCGCCTACTTCTACGACCTCATCGCTTAACATTAAAGCGTAGCCGTACTTATGGCAGATAGGTTTTGCAGCTTCAATAATATCTTCTGCACTTCGGTACTTGTATTTAGCAAAAGCATTGAATTGATTTTTAGGTGCTTTTAATTCCTGTTGTATTTTAATTAGGCTCATTGTTATTGGTTTTGAATGTCTACTGAATAGTGTTCTAAAATTTCGATAATAGGTTCTTGTCTTTTCTTTAGGCTCACAAAGTACTCGTAAGCCTGTGAGTATTCTAAGTACATACTCATACTATCGTATTTGTTATCTACTAAAGTATAGTAGAAAATCGTGCCGTCTGGCTTAGTTTCTTTGATAAATTCAATCTTCATATTGTTCGGTTTTTAAAAGTTCTTGTTCTGCATTGTTTTCAACCCAACGAGTAAACGTGTAATCGTCATCTTCGTAGTCGTAGTTTTTAGGCAATAGAGCAGGGTCATAAGGGTTTGTAGTACTCCTATCTCCGTCAATTAATATGTTCCCGTATCTCTCGAATTGGAACATTTGGTAGGTGGTTAAATGTGTCATATTGTGTTTTGTTTCAACAAAGATAACACATTACACAATACAAAGTGCAAAAGTAATAAATTTATTTTTGTAACCTTGTTGCAAATAATGGGTTTTACATAGGACAAAAAACCGAGTAATGTGCATTTTATCGCACATTATGTCAAAAAAAGGTATCTAATGATGTAAAATTCCGACATAAAGTAAGGGTAAAACTTATCTATTGATTGATAAATACAACTTTATTGATTGACAAATTCGGAAGTAAAATGCAGCCAAAAGTAGTAGTATTACTACCTTTATTGTACTTTAAAGGTCTAAAGTAACTTTTGGAAGTAAAGTTTGTCAGAACCCCCGTAAGAATACTCAGGAAGGTAAAGCTTGAACCGGCAATCTATAAGGTTATTAGCCGAAGGGAAGTTGTCTAAAGTAGTGTATGTAATAGCTATGTGGCAAAAAGTAGATGCAGCCTTTAACCTGGTTCTAATCATTCGTCTCTGTATGCCCTGCCCTCTATATTCTTTTTTAACCCAAGCCCTGTTAAATATGCAAATGCCCTTAGAATAAATTGAGCCGCAATATGCTACGATACGGCTCATATCGTCAAGCATTACCCACCACTCACGATTAAACTGGAACTCATCTCCGCAACCTTTAAAGTTTGGGTTCGTGTAATCTAATTGCTTTAGGTCTTCGTAAACTTCTCTATCTAAGATATTCCCGAAGCTGTAAATCTTCTTGAGGCGCATTGTGTATCTGTTCGAGTTTAGTAAGGTATAAAATTGCATCTTGTAATTCCTGCTTCAAATGTGTTATCCATTGCCCCGTAGATAAGTCTTGCCTATCCATTGTGCAGTCATACTTTTCTTTGCCTACTTTTTCACGCCTGCGCATATCTTCTATAACTGCTGCTAATATTTTACTATCCATTATTTGTCTGTTTTGCTATGTATTTTAAAACAAGTCTTGCACTTGTATAATATCTTCTTAACTCCTGTTGCAGTTGTGCGCCTCATTTGTATTGTAATCTCATCGCTTCCGCACTCAGGGCAAGTACCTCTGTCTTGACCGAAGATAACTCCGTAATGTGTTTTAGGTTCTATGTGTAATTTTAATGCGTTAAATACTTGCTCTAATAAAACAACATCCTTCTGGCAGTACTTAATCATTTTAGCCATTGCAATCTTATCCTTATGCAGAACAATATCTTTCCATAAACTATATTCTGTTTTTATCTTAGTGCCGATGCCTAAGTAGTCAGCTATGTAATTAAGCTTGTTGCTATTAAATCTAAACTTTTGTCGTGCTACCTTTAAAGTGTCAATAGTAACGTAAGAAGGGAACATCTCTATCTTGTGAAATAAGCACCTGGTTCTTATCCAAGCCATATCGAACTTGTCGCCGTTGTGTCCTATAATTTCGGAAGCCGTGTTTGCTACTTCAATAAACTTTTGCAACATTCTTTTGTCGCATTGTTTACTATCCCATTGTAAAGAATGTACTTCTTTTTGGTCTTCCCATTTGTAGCAGATACAAATTACTGCACGTTCTTTGATAATACTTTCCGGACCGATGTTAAGCTTGTAACCGGAACTCCAAAAGAAGCCGATATTTGCACTCACTTCAATATCGAAAAAAAGGCGTTGTCGTTTTGATTTTAGCATTGTTTATTTTTGGCTGAATTTATCTATAGTTGTAGTACCCATAGCAGCTATGCAAATAACCATTACGGCATCTACAAGCTTATCCGAAGGGGCAATCTCTTGATGTGTAAAGCTATTAGCTAATAAGGTAATGCAGATAAATAAAGCCGATAGTAAAGCAATTACTCGCTTTGTAGATACCGAACCCCTTTCGTCTGCTAATAAATTGGCTAACCATTTCATAGTATATATTTTATTTTAGTAAAGAATTGAATAAAGCAAATTTTGTTAATCTGTCTTCAAGCCCGTGAGTTCCCCCATTGATGCGCTTTGTAAGAGCAATAACATCTTCTTTGTCAGCACCGCCATCACAGATTTTCCATAGATTGTTTCTCTCAAAAAAGAATGCAGCCGACATCAAAGGATATTTTGTAGCTACTAAATCTGGGTTAGCTAAAATGTCATCTTCTACAACCTTATCAAACTGAGTGTAATTATCTTTGCCTGTTAATTGAATATAGCCACGACCTCTAAATTTCCACCCGTCCCCACTTGCTTCGTCTCCGTTACCCATTCTTGAACTGTAAACCCTATTGGCTATCTTCTCAGGCTTCCTTTCGTAAGCAGCAGCAGTAGCATCGTCTTTAAAGTATTTGCCAAAAATAGACCTAAGCCCTTTAGCACCATAGTTAAGATTTTCAGTAACCGCTTTAAAGTTTCCGCTTTCGTGTGCGCATTGAGATAAAAAATGTGCTAACCTAATATTACTATTCAAGCCAAACTTTGCTTCAATATCTGGGATTTGGTCTAATACGTTTGCAGGTATCTTTGTCGATAATGCTTCTAGTTTCATTTTAATTTATTTGAGAGTATAAAAATAATGTTAGCATAGCAAACAAAACTGAGTTAAGCCTGTGTAGTTTTATTTCAAAATCTACTGCCTTCTCGTACTTCTCGTAAATAGCTATGTTTTTATAATACCTATTACGATAATCGTTTAACGTATCGTTTACTATTTTATTGCGTTGGGTAAGGGTGTCTTTTAAAGTAAGTAAGTCAATGCGAAGGCTATCCCTTGTTTTGATGTTTGCCCTTATCAAGCTATCAATACGGGCTTCTCTTGATGTAACTAAATTACTCACGCTATCAAACGCAGCGTTTATCTTTTCGCCTTCTGCTTTACTAATAACAATCTTATCCTCGCCACCAATCTTCTTAACGTATTGGGCGTAACTTAAACTTGGTGCTATTAGTATCAACAAAATTAGCGGAGTCCAATTTAGCCTTAACTTCATTTAGTTCCGTTTTTAATTCTTTTACTTCTTGCTTTAAAGTAACAATAGTTTTTACTGTCTTAGTAATTACCTTCTTGTTATCCTCAGCCGCCATCACTTGCACCGAGTCGCTTTGCACCTGGCTTTGTTTTACTTTGTCTTGCAACTCTTTGATTTGGTTATCGGTTTTAGTTCCGCAACCTATCAAAGCAACCAGTAATAAATAGCGCATTACTTAAAGCTTTTTAAAGCCTTAAGGTCTACTGCCATTTCCAAACGAGCCGTACTTGCTGCGTTGCTGCTATCACTTTTACGCACCATTTCATACAAAGCACCTATCTTATCGTCTTGCTTTTCGTTACGCTTTGCATTGTCGATGTAGAGGTAACTAATACCGCAGATACATAAAAATAGCATACCGACAACAGGGTTTTTGCTGAACTCTTTGAATGAAATCGGTAAAGGGTTAGTCGATACGTTTACGCTTCTTGCTGCTTTTGCCATATTATTTCTTTTTCCAAAAGTATAAGATTAGCGTAATTATCAATATAAGGGCTATTAGAGCCTTATAAAATTCGCTAAAGGACTTATCCTTAGTTTTAGTTATCTTCGAAATTTGGGTACTTTCTGTGCGATTGAGAGCCATTGAGTCCGTTTTGGTCTGCTTACTATCTGTCTGCTTTTCTTTTGTACCCTTTGTATATGTCTCTGTGTACTTAGGGACAGAAATCATACTATCCTTAGTAAGCCATAAGGTATCATAGTAAGTTATTGTCTTGGTAAAATACTCTTCCTTTTCTACTATTTTAGTTACGCTATCGTAAACGACAACACGCACCGAGTCAAATGTCTTGACAACTGTGCTATCTAATTTTTCCGATGCCTTCTTAACTGAGGCACACGAAGTAAGTAATAAGGCTAAAAGTATTAATCTCATTTAAGCTTTTTAGTCATTTTGTAATAGTATCTAATAGCCATACCACCAGAAACAATAGCCACCAAACTTGCAATCAATGTGAATAGTGGTTGAATACTTGTAATGCTAAGAGTAGCACTAATTAAAGAAACGATTGTTGATTGGTCTGCTTGGTTGTTATTTGCCATTTATAATTCTTCTTCTTCTTGTTTGTTAAATTCTATTCCGGTAGTCCAATCTTCTAAGAATGTAAAGTCTTCAAGACCTTTTGGATTGACTATGTTAATTATTACAAAGTCAAATTCTTTATCATTTAAAGCCTCAATGTCCTTAGTTAGTTTCTTGATGCCGTCCTTAGAATACTTGTAATTTCCTTTGTCATCTAATAGTAAGCAATCCTTATCGTCGGTTTGCGCTGCATCTAATCTTAGGCTTTCTACTTCCGTATTATATGCTTCGTGATAAGGCTTTACTTTGTTGTAAATCTGTACTAACTTTTTTTGTGTCTTTGTTTCTGTACCGCCAATAACTGCGTTTAAGTTACCGACAAGTTGTAATAGTTGTTTGTATTTCATTGTTTAAATTTTGGTAAAGATATATAGATTTTAATTATTCCACGGCAAAGGTAAGTTTACAATCGGTGGGTTCTTTTGGTTCTCAATTTGAGAAACTAAGTTACTATCCAAAGCAGCGACATCATTACCGGCTACTAACCACTCGCATACTTGGTCATAAGTTAAATCAGCGTAAGCAGTAAAGTCCGTTTCCGAAGGTGTAGCGCAACCCATTGCCCCGTAAACCTCTGCGTTGTAAGTTTTGTCTCCGTCTACTTGTTCTGCTTGATAGCGCCAATGTACTACCTTAACTACATCGGTTAAACCATCTTCGCTTGGTGCGGTGTCTAATTGGGATATTACCCATTTGTAAGTTGTTGCCATTATTTATTTTTATTTATTATACAATCATTAAAGCACCTGCTAATACATAAATATCTCCACTTGATAAACCTGCGCTTGATGTAGGTAATCCTACTATTGAAAGTTTACTTCCCGGTGTGGTAGTACCTATACCAACTAAACCTGCTGGAGAAACATACATTGAAGTTGCAGGAGCACTACCATTTACAGTAGTCATTAACCTAATTGCACCACCACCTGTTGCATCTCCTGTAGAAACAATATCTAAAACTCTTGTATAGTTATTTGAACCCGGAAAGTTTTGAGCAAATTTAAAAGCTATTTGCGCCCTATCTGTATTTGCTGAATAAGTTGCTAAACCTGCTGCACCTCCATTTTGGTTTATTAAAAATCCATTTCCGCTTCCGTCTGCTTGTACACTACTTGAGAATGTAGCTGCTCCTGTAGAGGCTATTGTTAAACGAGTTGTTCCACTTGTTCCTGTTCCAATAATAAAATTAGTTCCAATAGTTCCAACTACTGCTTGATAAGTAGTTCCAGCACTATCAAAAAATTGTATATTATTATTATCATTTTTGCCAATAAATTTAATACTTTGTTCACTAACATTCGTTTGAATAGTTAAAGGATAACTACCGGCAGAAGCACTACCAAATGATGAACCATTACTACTAAAACTTGCACTCGTTCCACCCAAAGCACCCGTAAGCGTTCCACCTGCTAATGCAAGGTAAGTAGAACTTGCAGCACTTGTAGTTAAATAAGTTGAGTTATCATAGCTTATAGTTGTTCCGCTAATCTTTACAAAACCTGTTCCGTTTAAAGCAGCTTGTTTGCCATTAAAAGTAGTCCAATCGGTGCTTGATAATAAACCTTGCTGAGAACCACTTGCCGTTGCAATAGCTAAAGTAATAGTTCCACTTGTTGTAATAGGTGTAGAGCCAATAGTTACTCCGCTTGTTGCAGAAGATAAGCCTACACTTGTTACAGTGCCGCCCGTTAATTGTGAAGTTAAAGCTAAAGTACCCGTAGCACTTGGTAAAGTATAAGTATAAGTTCCGTCTGTAATAGTGGACTCTAATCTCAGTTGACCTGTATATCTTCCTGTACCCGTTACATCAAGTTTATAAGTATTGTTAGTATTGTTAATCGATACGTTACCAGAAGTATTAACCCTCATTTTTTCGGTACTACTTGTACCAATAATAGTAGCACCCGTTTGTGATATAATAACAAAGTCCCCTGCAACACCTGCCGAAACAAACTGCCCGTTAACAGTTACAAGACCGAACTTAGCTTGATATACTGAACCCGTTACTGCCTCTCCCATTGATACACTCGGAGCATTACCGCTTAAACGCAAATGATTATCAGCCGTAGAATTGAAAATTTCAATAGACCTTTGTGGGTTTGTTAAGCCAATACCTAAACGATTATTAGCCGTGTCCCAAAAGAAATTATTAGTTCCTGTTAAGCTTGTAGTTCCGTTAAAAAATGCTACTTGCCCACTTGCTCCCGTTCCCGTAATCGGGTTAGTTAAAGCATTCTGCTTATTATTAAATGTTGTCCAATCTGCACTTGACAAAACACCACGATTAGTAGCACTTGCCGTAGGTAGATTAAAGGTATGTGTAGCAGTAGAACTTGCTATGTTAAAATCAGTTCCTGTTGTACCTGTCGCTAAAAATTGTACTTGTCTTGTTAAGTTATTTAACGAAGTCAATCCCTTAGAAAAAGTTGTAACTACTTGACATAAATGGCTATTTTCTGTATGTAAAGTTACAGTTCTTGTATCTACGTTTGCATATATTCTAATTGCAATCCTATCTGTTATTGTTAAAACAGTTGCAGTAACAGGGACAGCAAAGTAGTAAGGACTTAATGTAGTTCCAGATGTTAAATACTCAGGAATTGATTGACTGCTACCTAATAAAGTAAAAGTAGTTCCATCATATTTATACACTTCTGCATAAACATAAGGGTTATGATTATTAGAATTTACACTAAAATAAAACTCACAATTAAAGTTTCCGGCAGGTACTTCTAATAAAGCTGGGTCATTGGCATCAGTAATGTAAGAAGCTATATATCCGTTAGCCGAAACACTAATATCAGTTCCTGCACCTGCAATCGGTGTCTTACTAAATTGTCTATAAGCAACACCCCCTAATGTACCTTGACTTACACTTGAATTTAAATAATAAGAAACAGAACTCCCGCCACCTGTTGAAGTTGGGAAGTCAGATAATTGCCCATCGCCTCTTACATACTGAGTAGCTGCTCCTGCAAATCCTATATTAATAGTTCCAGCAGTTGTTATTGGACTGCCTGTTATTGTTAAAGCATTTCCTGTTTCAGTAACTGCTACGCTTGTAACTGTACCCGAAGTTGCAAACAAATTAGCTATTTGCGATAACGTAATTTTTTTACTTACTCCCGTTACTGGGTTACCTATAATAGTTAAATCGGTTGTAGCAGGTGCTAACTCGGTCGCTAATTGGTTAATCTTTTTTCCTATCATCTTAGTATGTATAAATAGAAGGCACTTGGCATCTATCGTTTAAGTAAGGTAATTGCATTGTAATATCAATCTTAACTCCTGCAAGATAGTCAGGGTCGCTTTCAGTAAAGAACGTAATAGCTGCGTTATCGCCTATCTCCCAAATAGCTTTAGGGTATCTAAGCTGCGCCACTATGTCTTGACCTACTAAAGTCATATCACTAAGTACTTCGGTTTCGTTGGTCTCTTCCATTAGCATTCTGTCCATAAAGTACAAGCTAAATTGGTACTCTATATTCTTAGCTAAGATATTAGCACCCGTTAATGTAAAGAACATAGCTGGATAAGTTACCTCTCCGTTGCTTAAACGTTCCCACACATCGCCAAAGTAAACAAAGTTAATTTGTTCGTGGTCGTTTCCGAGTGTCGTTATTTGCTTTGTTATTTGGTTTAACGTTAGGCTCATTCTTAATTTTTTCTAAATAAACACGAAGTTTATTTTGGTTCTTTATTGTTGTTACTTTACTCATAATTAGCAGCTACTACAACCTTTGTCCCCTTGATAAAGTTCCTCAAAGCTTTTACCTGCGCAGCAATCAAAATCGCCTAACCAAATGCTCGTTGTGTAAGCATCGTTCTCAGGGTGTATCGCATCAATACCACTGCCAGGATTAAGGTACTCAGGATAAAGTGTAGAATATTCTTTTAAGTATTTAATCATTCTTTGCTTGTAGAACTCAGCACGGGTCTTGTATCTATTAGCCACGTCAATCATATCTTGCATCGAAGGGTTCTCGGTATTTTCTCCGCCCTTCCTTAACAATCCTTTGTTATAGAACTGATAAGACAAGCCCATTGGCAACTCACTAAGTACATAGTGTACTAAAGTATCTGCTATGTATTGGTCTAACAAGATAACCTCGTTGCCGTTCAAGTTGTTTGCCGTGATACCTGCTTGTAAACGACTATATAAGGCACTACCTAAAGCCGGTAGGATATACATATCTTGTGCAGTTTTTATCTCAGGCAATACAAGTTTCTCGTCCACGTTTGCGTGTAAGCCAGAGCGGTCTTTAATATTCTGTACGCTTATGAATAATGTGTTTAAACTCATTTCTTATTTTCTTTATTTTCTTTTCACGATATTGCTGCGCCACTCGTGTCTGCAACTTGGCGATACTGTATTTGTTCCCGGCTTAGTGTACCAACCGCCTCGTCTGTCCCATACAGAATAACCAAGCCTTGCACTCATTGTCTCTATTTCGCTACGAGTATAAAACTTATTAGCAGTTACTAAGTACTTACAAAAAGGTCTGCTTGTATCTAAATCGCCATCGTTAAAACCTGCTTTCCACTCGTAGCTATATCTAATTAATATCTGCGTAGTTTGTGGCTTCATAGCTTCAACAATCTCTCCGATAGGCGCAGTTAGTTGTCTCTCAATAATAACGTTACTATCAATTCCTTTGCCTTGCTTTACATCGTTTGTCTTAATAAACCCCTTCTCAATTAACGCATCAATAACACGCTTTACCGCACCAATGTCTTCTTTAAGTGTGTCAGCTATTACCTCTGGAGTAATACGCTTATCCTTAACAATTAAGTCCAAGATATTAGATTGTAACTGTGTTACATCTGCAAACATTTCAAAGTCTGCATCGTCACTAAATCTTGTCTTGCTTTTAAATACTTCGTAACCACTTCTGTCTTCTCCGAACTCAAAGAAAACCTGAAAGTCTTGCTCACTAAATTGCTCGTCTTCTGCACCTAACCAAGTAAATATCTCTTCGTCTGTAAGCGCATATCCACCTTTAAGCATTGAACTTGCTTGTTCTCTTGTTATCTTACCCTTGTTAAAGTCCCTAATTATGCGCTGCATATTTTGCCACTCACGACCTTTCAATCCTTTGATGTGTTCGTTTACACTTAAAGGACTTGCAGCCATTGGTTGCTCTGTTTCTGCAACTATTCCGTATTGTGTAGGGTCAATGCCTAATTTCTCTAATATCCACTCTTTTGGTGCTACTTGTAAAATAACATTCTCACTAAAATCAATTCCAATCGGGTCAACAGGTTGTAGTTTAAGTTCTACTGTTACCCCTGCATACTGCGCTAACATATTAAACACACCTTCAAGTTGCATTTGCTTATAACGTACATAGGTATTGTTAAATATCTCGTAACTATCACGCATCTGTTGGCGGTTGCCTAATTGACCTGGAACGGCAATGCCAAATAAGTCAGGGCTTGTAATCTGGTGTCCGCTAAATATATTAGTTTGTATTAACTCGTCTACTCTACCAAAGTCCTCTTTAGTTAAATCACTTGCACCCAAATCGTCAACAATAGGCTTACGACTTACATCGTTTACAAAAGCAAGTAAATACTTTTTGCCGTCCGCACCCGTGTACATATTGTCAAACTGCTTACTTACGCTTCGCTTCTCGTCAGGGCTTGGCTCTCCGTTTGGTAAAGTAATAAGTTTACTGGCAGAAAACCCTGTTTGAGCATTACCCAAAACGTGCTTACTAACTTCAACATCACTTTCAATGTAGTTAAGCGCACCGAAATAACCAGGAAGGCTATAAACATTCATTCCCGGTCTGTACTCTTTAACGTAAAGTATCTGCACACCTTGTGGGTTAGCAGGGTTAAAAGCATTGTAAATCTCTGCCTTCTCTTGATTGCGTGTAACTTTCCAATCGTCTTTATACCAGAACTGCGTATTGTCTTTGTTGGTTCTAATCTTTGTATAATCACAATGCCATAACTCAGCTACTTGTTCGCCCATTACACTCCAAATAACTTGGATGTAAGAACCGCCAAATAGTTCTAAATCTAAAGCAACCTTTTTAGTTAGGTCAATTAGGCTCTCTTCTCTATTTACTTTTTTAACTAAAGCCTCTTCTCCTGCCCAACCATTGCCGACAATGTAGTTAACCTTGCCACGAATGATTGCGTTATGCTTTGCTGATTTGTTAAATAGGTCTAATAAGTACTGCGGATAGTCATTGTTTTGACCATACTGCATATACCCTTCGCCTTTTTTCTCTTTATATTCCGGTTGCTTTGCTTCCGCAAATGTCAATACTTGTATTTCCATTATTGTCTTATTGTGAATGTGCTTGTTGTTTCGTATTCCGTGAATGATATAGTTGTACCCTCTAGTTCCATAATGCCGCTTTCAAGCAGGTTTAAGCCCGTCGGGTTAAGGTTTGATGTACTTGCTTGTTCGTAGATTGTGTAGGTGTATTGCCCGTTTAAAGCCGTATTAAAGAAGCTATTTACTACTATGCTAAACTCATTGTAACGTTCCTTGTAAGCACTTATATCCGTATTGTTAAGCCTTACGAATTTAATCTCCGTATTTGTGCTTCTATTCTCAAATATGAATAGATAGTTCGGGCTTGTTAAAAGCTGCTTCTCAGTCAAGGTAAGTATAATATTTTCGGTTTGTCCCTTTGTAAGTCTTATCACAACTATAAATATAATTAACTGCGAATGTTTGCAAAATAAAAAACCCCCACCTAATTAAAGGCGAGGGCATCTATATACAAAACCAAAACAACCTAAGTACCTGGTGTAGTAAGTGCTGCTGATACAGTAGAGTTTACTGATGGAGCAAGGGCAGCTTCTGCACCTGTGAAGGTTAAAGTGTAACCACTTCTATCCCCAATCGCCGTTCCTGTACCTGCGCTACCGCCTGTAAGGTCTAAGCCTCTTTGTTTGCCTAAGTACCAGAATGCGCCATTGTTATCTTTGACAACTGCTACTAATAAGTTTTGAGCCAACAACAAGATTTCGTTTCTTGTGTTAGTTTGAAGTTTGTTTAATACTATGGTCAATTCAGGAGCATAAAAAATAGTTCCGTTTTCTACACTTGCATTAACATTCTCAACTAATTGAGAAGTGCCTTTTACAAGTTCGTATTTGAAAAACTTTTTACCAGATGCTTTTACAAGTGCGGTAATTACACCACTTGCTTCTGTTGTAGAAGTAACATCTGCTGCTGCTATGAAATAAACCTCAGTAATTCCGCCCAATGAATCTTTACAATCAAGGGAGTAATTTTGGGATAAAGCGCAAGGCATATTTTAAAAATTAATTAGTTTAAAAAATGGGTAGGTATATTTCAACCTACCCGATAAATTATGCAAGGATAAACTTCACAGTCTCGTCAGGGAATGCGATGTTTACACCCATCTTAAATTGAGATACAAAACGTACTTGGTCAGCTTCTTTTGCGTAGAAGATTTCGAATTTTTCTTCTTCGTTCAATAAGTCTGTACCTAAGAACATATTTGATAAACGCATAGCGTAAACCTTGTTAGTTCCGTTAAGACCTGCAACTGCAATAACTTTGATTGTAGTACCTGGTAAGATAAATTCGCTATCAGCTTTAACATCTACGCTATAAGAGAAGCTATTAGCATTCTTAAGAGCAATAGTGTAAGTTCTAAATAAATCTTGACCGCAGAAGATAGTCATATCGTCAGCAGCTACAACTTGTGCAGGGATTGCAGCGTAAACACCATCAAAGATAGAGATTACGTTAGCAGCAGTAATAGAACTTAAAGGAGCACCAGAGATATAAGTTGAAGCGTTAGCAGCAACAACACCTGAAGCAGCGCCTATTAATTTTACAAGCCCGTCAAATTTATTAAGGTTAACATTGACAGAAGCGGTATCGCCAGTCCATAGCGCAGTCTCTAATTGAGCAGCAATAGTCTTAGCTTTCTTTTCGCTATACTCTTGCTCAAAAGGTACTGAGTCATAACTTGAACCTGTTGGTAAAGCCTTTTGTAAATACTTTGCTTCTAAGTCTTTAGGACATAAAGCTTCGTTTACTTTAATCTTGCCCGGAGTTACAGTTCTTTGAGTGAAAGTTGTAGAGCCAGAAGCAGTAAAACCACAAGCAGCACCATCTTGGAAGATAGCGTCAGTTTGCATAATGTTAATCTTCTCGCTTGACTTTACGCCAACCATAACGTTTCCTGCGCTCTTAATAAGAGAAGCAGTTTTTGAACCTAATACAGAAGATGTTACAAGTAGAGCCTCGTTTTCTTTTGTATAGTTTGCTAATGCAGATACATCAAATCCCATTTTATTTTATTTTTATTTGTTTAATAAAGCGTTTCTAAATTTCTCAATTCTATCGTACTTCATTGAATGAGTTGTTACGTTAGAACCGAAGTTTTGTTTTGGTTGCGCAATAGGTTCAGCGTTAGGTGTCTTAGTAAGTGCCTCTATTAATTCAGCTACTTGACTAAAGCCATTCTTAACTTTTGCCTCTAATTGTGCTACTTGTGTTTTAAGATTTTCGTTTTCAGCTACTAAGTTTGTAATTTCGTCAGCCATTTTCTCATCATACTTTTTACCCATTTCAGCAGGGTTTTCGTCAGCTTCTTTAGCTTCTGCTTCTGGGGTTTCAATAGATAAGATTTTAGCAGCATCGTCTAAAACAATTTTAGTGCCGTCAGCTAATTGGTGTTCGCCAACAGGAGCAGGACTTCCGTCTGCTAAAGTAACTTCGCCACCAATAGCAAGTTCGCTAATCATAACCTTCGTTCCGTCCATAAGGCTATATTCTGCGAATGTAACAGGTACCTCTTCGATTGGTGCTTCAACAGGTGCAGGAGCATCCATTGGCATATCTTCGAACAAAGCCCTAATTTGCATAATTGCATCTCTTGCGTTCATAATACTTTTTTCTTTAAATATAAAGAGAATAATATGTTTATCATTTAAATTTACCATTCATCATTGATATTTACCGCTTATCATTATTTTATAAAAAACTTTACCCTTTTGATTGTGGATTGTGAAAAGTTTGTATATTTGATATATCAGTTAACCACTTAAACAAAACACTATGAAAAATTTGATTGAAAAGTATGAAAGTTTGGGATTTGTTCTCATTCTTAAAAATGAACCAATGATTATTGGTTGTTGTATGAAAAAAGCAAGTAAGGCTCGTTTCCCAAAAGCTTTATTTAATTACAGATTCAGAAGCGTTGAACGTATGATTGAATTTTGTAATGAATGGATTGAAAAGGTTGAAAAAAACATTAAAGCTGAAAATGAGAGAAAGGCTCTTAAAAAAGAGGCTCAAAAAAATATGAGTCATAACTTTGAGGTTGGTTCAATATTCTACAATAGTTGGGGATATGAACAGACAAACATTAGCTTTTACCAAGTTATTGAAGTCAAATCAAAATCGATAATGATTCAAAAAATAGCTAAAAGTTTTGTCGAAGGAAGCGAAGGTTTTATGTGTGCGAATGTTAAGCCAGTTGAAAATGCTTTTATTGGAGAGCCGATTTTAAAAAGGGTTATCCTTTCAGTTGGATATAACGGCAACATTGGTTATCATATCAAAGCACAATACGGAGGCTTTTATGAGTACAAAAATCAAGAATCTGGAGTTTATTCAAGTTGGTACGCTTAAAATATGCAAACACTAAGATATAAATCACTTGCCCTTGCTGCTGAATACCATAAGTATCAGCAGTATGGGTCTAAGCCTTACATTTATCATTTATTAGATGTTTGGTTTGAAGCAGAAAGATTTTGTAAACAAAACAATATCACAGGTAATAAATATGATGAAATCCTTTCTGTATGCGCTTTGCACGATATATTAGAAGATACTGATATGGACGAAAATAAAATAAAAGAAATAAGTATTATAGTTTATAATAATGTAAAATTATTAACTAAAAAAAATACAATAGATAATTATTACAAAGAAATATCTAAAAGCAAAATAGCTTCAATAGTAAAGATATGTGATAGGATATGTAATGTTAGAGAATCTATAAGAAATAAGAATTACCATAAATTTAAAAAGTATATAAATGAATCAGAACAATTCAAAATTATATACTTCAAATTTAATAAGCCTTTATCAAATAGGCTTAAGTTATTTTACTTAAAAGGAATATTAATTAATATTTTTCGTATTCCGATTTAGTAATTACTTTTCCTTCTAAAAATGCTTGTGTTAATGGCTCAGAACCAATTTCTATTGTGTATGGTTTGCCATTTTTAAATTTAGCTTCATATCCCCCATTAGGAATACTTTTAAAAGCTATTTCATCAAAAGAATTGATAAAATAAACTTCATTACCTGAGGCTAAAAGATTTAAAATTTCCGTATGTTTCATAATCAAATATACTTATTATTTTTAAATTATCCTCTAAAATTTTTATAATATTCTTTGGATTTATTTGCGATTTCAGACATCTTACTGGCATCTTTTTTAGGGTCTAATAATCTATACTCTTCGTATAATTTATGACCTAATCCCCCTGGTTTTCCTGTTTCCTTAGCTATTTGATTGTATTTGCTATTACCTAAAATTGCTTTTGCAGAGGCTTCGTTTTCTTTTGCATAAATCATTTTAGCACTATTTACTTGCACTTCTCCAATTAACCCATTACTCATTTTAACGTTTGCAATAGTACCACTATATCCTAAAGGGTCAGATTCGTGATTTTGTACTTTAATTCTTAAAGTATTTGGGTTATCAGTCAAATCCTTGACGGCTGATTTTAAACCTTGTTCATTGTCTATTATTACAGTATTTCTAACAGAGTCCTTTAATTCATTAATATTTCCCCCATAGTCATTATTGACCTTTCTGGTAATAGATTCCTCTGATTTATAGTTTATAGGTGTAACAACTCCACCATATTTTGAAGCTAAATCTTTTCCTAATTTATCTATTTCCCCCCCAGATTGCTTTGCTTTTTCAATTACATTATCTACATCTTCTTTTTGTACATT